TCAGTCGTGCAACCACTCGTCCGCGATCTCGATAATTGCAGCCTGGTCCGCATCGGAAATGCCCAGGTAAGGGCGCGCCGGGATGGTGATCTCATGGGCAGGAATTGTCACATCCTGGACCGCGTTGGATTTGGACTTCTTTACAAAGCGGTTGCCGATCTCGCCGGTCCTTTCGTTGCGTTTGAGGAATATCTCGCCCTGGCGCGCCGGTTTCTTGATCGTGCCGCCCAGCTGGTGGATGGCAGCATATGGGACGGTCGAGCCGATCTTGACTTCCGTGCTGTCAGCCTGGGCATTGATGGAACCGGCAAGATCGCCCTGCGCCCGAAGAATGGCGATGGGCATTTGACCGCGTGAAGCGCGACCCCGGATCGTCGATGGCAAAAGTGGCTTCCACGGCTGACCGTCCGGTGAGGTCTCGCGGTCGAAAGTCTCCTTCGTCGAAAAGACCAGGTACTCGCCCACGTTCTTGTAGAACCCGGCCGACTGGGCGAGGCGGCGTTTGAGATCCTCCACGCCCGCCAGGGCTTCGCTGGCGTCGATTTCGTAGCTGATACCGGTCATATTGATTTTCCCGTCATGAGTGGCTAAATTAAAGGGTGTCGGAAATGCGATGACCGGTGATGGTCCTGCTAGTAATTCGACAAGGCGGCAGGATCACCCTTGCCGCTTTCTTCTTTTCCAAAGCAGTTTGCCACCGCGCCGTCGGTCAAGCAGCTTCAGATCGGGCCTGCCCTTCTTATCGGTGGGAAGATAGGCCGTCACCGCCTCCCAGAATTTGCGCCCGATCTGTAGGACCACGACCAGCCCGGTTTCCTGATCGACACGGATGTACCGCCGGTCCACGATCAGATTCTTAACTGTGTCATCGACCAGATCGGGGCGCGACACTACGCCGACCCAGATTTCATCCGGATCCATGATGGTTTCTGCCATGAGCGGGGTGAAGGGCCCTCGATCTCTTTTCCCGACCTTCAGATCACCCCGCGCGGTCCTGAAATACTGATCCGAGATCGGGATGCGGTCACCGGCCTTGTCCTCGAACAGGACCGCTTCACCGCGCTTTGCACCGAAGGGCGACAGGAAGCCGTCGATGTACTCCGCATCGGTCAAACCCTCCGCCAATGGTTCAGCTTTGAAGGGTCGCGCCTTCGCAATCAGGTCTTCAATGGGTTCGGGTACGTCCACCAGGGCAACGTGCCGCCCGAACTCAGTCGTGCCACCCGCCTCTTCGATCAGTTGAGACGGTACCAGACCCCGCTCCCAGAGGGTTCCAGGCTGGTAGTCCCAGCCATAGCCGACACCCTTTGGCTTCCGAACCGTCTCGCCGGTCGCAGCATGGGTGTAGGTCTCCATGATGATTTCAGGGGCGGTGTCCGGGCCGTCCTTGCCCAGGCGGCGCAGATCGCCTTGAGACAGGCTGGCAACACCGCAACTGCACTGCCAGTCGTTTGGCGGAAAGTGGTAGTCCCACCAGGGGTCATCATGTCGCAGGACAAGGCCATCCCAGGACTGATGCGATGGCCTTGGATTGCGTGGTACGCGGGTGTCCGCATGACGGTATTGCCAGAACGGCCGCAAGCGCAGCACGTCCGGATCGCGCATCTGCTGAAGACGGCCCGCCATATGGCTTGTGCGCATGTTGGTTTCGAAGATTGTGCGGATGCGCCAATCCCGACCGCCGTTGTAGTCCCAGCCATATTTCTCGACGATGCGGTCAAAATCTTTGGCAAACGCCTTTCGGTCCCAGGACTGTGCCGCGTCGAGAATGGCCTCATGGAATTCCTCGACCATCGCAAGGTCCGTCGCACCGGCCACGACGAATGCCCTGTCGTGATCACCGGCCATGGCATCGGTCCAGGCCTTGGTCGGTTTGGCGCGTTTCTGCAGCAGGAAATCAATCTGCTCCTGAAACGGCTGGGGCACCACCTTCGCTGCAAACTCTTCGGTCGCATCGGTTTCGGCAAACACTGCCTCACGCCCCTGCAAAGCCGAAAGTTCCAGCGCCTGGTCAATCAGTCGCCCCAGGAGGCTTGGTGACCAGCCGGACCAGAGCTTCAACAAGTTGGCAGATGCCTCATCGGCATTCGGCGCATCCACCGCCTTGCGGATCGCCGCGATGCGCCGCGCGAAATGATCCGCCGATTCCGCCAGCAGCTGGTCGGTCAGCTGCGCGGTTGGATTGTCCGGATTGGCAAAGCAGGCGTGATCATGAACTTTTTTTTTACGCTGTTTTCCAGCCGCGAAGCTGGGCGCTTGAGGCTCTTCGATCCGGGTGCGCATGGCGACCAGCTGATCGATGGTCTGATCGGACAGACCTTCTGTCAAACCGTGTGATGTGATGTACTCACGGGCATCATCGTCACTGTCGAACTGGCGCGCGGTGCGAACAACGGCCATCAACGCCTTGTCCACGGCGATGGCAGCCTCTGCCTTCGACTTGCGCACCTTGGCCGTTTCGACCTCGTTTTCTGCCCGGACCCGCCAGACGTCCGGCACACGCGCACCAGGCACGTTGTAATCGACAATCCACGTCAGCAGCTGCTGTTTGAGCGTATCGGACAACAAGTCGCCGTCACTGTCGACCAGGTTCTCCAGCATGTTCTCGTGGGTCTGGGATGCTGCCCTGGAGCCGTTGGAGCCGATGTCGGTGGTCAGCGTCTCGCCATTGACGCAGATCGACATCTGCTTGTCCCAGTAGGTGATAAACTCCTGGTAGGTGACGGAACCTGTACGGGCGGCTTCGAGGAATTTTGTATCTGTTCCCACCGGCATAGTCACCGCCGACGACGTCCGGATCTGGTTCAAGGAGAGCATGATCTTTCGCTGCTCTTCAGGCAGGGTGCCGTAGGGGATCTCCGCCACGACCGTTGGCCCTGCGAATTTTTCAAGGAAGTGCAACCAAAAGGTGACGCCCTCTCTCTTGAACAGCACCGGCCAGAACAGACGGGTGCCCAGGCCGAGGCCATAGGGGTTGTTCCCCTTCACGCCATGCCGGTGAACCATGAACTTCCGACCGGGCAGTTCGATACCGTCGCGCATGTCCGCAAAGGTCAGCAGGCGCGGGTTCCAATCCTCATCGAACACGAATCGGCGCTGATCGTGCGCGACGATCTTTTCAGGTGCGATCAGCCCCTCACGACGCCCCCAGACGATTTCCGAAACAGCAAAACCCTTCAATGTCGCGTCCAGGAAGTCCTCGCAGATCCGATCAAACGGTAGCGCCTTCAGAAGCGCTTTGCAGATCTCGGCCGCGCGCACATCCAGTGGTGCGTCTGACGCCGCCTCGATCACCCATTCGCGCGCCACAAGTGTTTTCTTGCGCTTTTGCAGCATGGCGAAGGCATGGGTGTCGCGCTCGATCTCGTCATAGATCTTCAGTCCCCGACCGCCGCCTTTCTGGATCAGCGTTTCATCGACATATTGGAGCGCGCCGGAAAAGAACGGGATCGTGATGTCGTTGCGCGCATGCGCGATCAGATGCGTGGCATCGCGCGGAAGGTTCTTTCGTTCCGTGGCCGTGAGATCACTGTCAGACTTGTTCACAGGCGGTATCCTTCCAGAGTGTCGCTGACCGATGAGGCTGTGGTCGAGAAGCCGGTCCCGCTTCCAGCCAGACCACCGGCATAGCGCAGGGCATTTTGCCAAAGCATGTCCAGGCAATCCGGCCCGTCGTCATGATCCGCATCGGGCCACTGCTGGAGCTGATCGATCATTGTGCTGTGGTTGGCATTGAAGCGGATCAGACCCGCCGCGACAGGCGGCTGCAGCCGCTCGATGCGCAGGTTCTTGTCAGCATGGGGCGTGATCGGCACAGCAGGCAGGGCCACGCCCTGTTTTGCCGCTTCCGCCATGAGGCTTGTGCGCAGGAACTCCTGGAACTGCACCGCTTCGACAAACCACAGGTGCGCCTGGTACTTCTTCTGCATCGCGATGGCATCGCTGATGATGATATCCGGCAGTCTCTTGCGGATCGACGCCTCCAGCAGATCCATTCTGCCGGTCATCCGATCAAAACCGCCCACCAGAATGGCCGATGGATCACGGCCCTTGCCATGCTTGCCTAGCGACGGGTCGATGGCCCCGAAATGGATCAGGTTGGGTGTCGGAATAACGAAGTAGATCAGCTTTCCGAATGGATTGCCCTCCGAAATCGGCTTGTTCTGATACTCGGTCTGGAAGGCATCATGCGAGGCCGCGCGTTCGAGCATCAGGAAGATCAGAGATTGCATCGACGGCCAATTGACAACGGCACCCGCATCCATCGCGCCCTTGTTGGCCAGATAGAATGCCCGTGCCGCCGGTTCGCCGTCGTTCTGATAGATCTCTTCGAACCGGTCCCAGAGCTCCATGTTGTCGGGCCATTTGACGATGGCCTGGAATTCGACATTGCGCCAAACTGGCGACTTGGCAGCCCGGACGATCACCGCATCGTAATGCAACACGGTCCCGACCCAGATGACGTCCATGGATCCATCGGGAGGTCCAACCTTCAGTGCCGCGCGGTTGACCCAGTTCTCCAGCTTCTTACGCTGTTCAGGCGACCGCACGGCCTCGTCGTTTTCCAGATCGTCAAAGAACATCAGGTCAGGCCGGTGCGGACCATGCCGGCGTCCCCGGATCTTCTGGCCCGCACCAAGACCTTCAATCCGAATGTTGTTGCGGGTGATGATTTCGCCCTCGCGCCACACCCGGCCCACTCCGCAGATCTCGGGGAAGTCAAACTTCAGCCGCGGATTGCTGGTCAACTCAGCTTTGATCGCTTCTATCAGCAGCGCCGCCTGGGAATAGACGTCACAGACTTCAAGGATGTATTTCTTGTGCCCGAGCATCACGCAGTAGAGCGCAAAGCCGAGCGAAAGATGCGTGGATTTGGAAGACCCGCGCGGCGCGATGAACAGATCCCTTGCACCTTCCGATTCCGCGAGGATCTCCGGCACCCGCGCGAAGATGTGCTGGTGGAACAGGCTGTGGTCGCCCCGGACGTAGTGCGGCAGGTAAGTTTCGAGGAAATACTGGAAGCCGGACTGCGGATCTGCAATCCGGTCCAGACGCTCGGCGCGCGCGTCGGCGTCTGCCGGAAATTCCGATACCGCCAGTTCAATCCAGCGCGAGAAATCGTTGGCCATTGCCGCAAGGTTCTCGCGGAACTCCTTGCGGCTAACCTTCGCCTTGAGCTGCGGGCGCTTGCTCATGAGGCGAACCGCGCGGTCAGCATGTCGCCAAACGGCTCGAGGATTTCAAGAATGGCGGCACTGTGGTGCGGAAATTCCGCGCGCACAAAATCCAGCATCTGCGATACCACGTCCTGGGCAACGCCCAGCTCGGAGATCCGGGGTGCCAGCTTGCCTGCAGCGGATGTCATCTTCGTCATCCCATCAGCCAGCGACGTCAGGTGCTTGATTTTCTGCTCCATCGGAATCGTATCGTTCTTGATCTCGTCGATCAGAGATTGGGCCATGATCATGAAATCTTCGACCACGCTGGAGACCACGGCTTCGACACCCTCACCGGCAATGATCGATGCACTGCGCGCGATATCCCAGTCATCGCCCTGCGCCTTCGCCGATTTCTTCCAGCGGGCGAAAGTGGAGGGGCTGATCCGATGGATTGCCGCAATCGTGGTGCCTGTCATGCGCCTGTAGACGTAATCAGACCGGGCTTTGCGCCTCTTGTCTTCTGGTTTGGACATTGTCAGCCTCTTCAGTTCTTGGGGGGCGCGTTCAGCGCGGCCTGGTACAGCATGTTAATTTGCCCGGCGATGGTGCTCATTTGCAGGTCGAATGCGGTTTTCAGGCCATGTAGCTCCCGCTTGACGTCGCCGACGTCAGACTGAGTGGCGACCCTTTCCATGACCCGTTCTACCTTGTTGACCCGGTCACCAATGGAGCGCAGCTCGGTGCGCATTACGCCCAGATCGGTGCCGAGCACACCCACTTCTCCTTCAAGCCGCCCCAACCGCTGCACCGTCTGCTCTTGCGGCCCGGAGGCGGCACTTACGGCGTCCTGGGCCACCTTTTTCATCTTCAGGTGCAGCCAGACGATCAAGCCTGACAAAGTACTGAACACGGTCAGTATCAGGCCAATGATGGCCGATGTAATGTCCACGTATTCCATCATCAGTAGAGCACCCAGACAGTCGTTAGCCAAAGCGAGACCAATGCGATCACCTCCCAACCGACCCGACGCATACAGCGCCGCTGGTCAGTGCTTTGCGCGCGCACTAGCGGAACCGTAATTCCGAATAGGGCGACACTGACGATGAGAGAAAGAACTTCCGGTGCCGGGTGCAGATCCCAAAGGTTCACACCGTTGCCATGCAAAAATCGCGCTGCGAGATAGTACAGGCGTTCAATGGACAGTCCCACACAAGCAATCGCGATGGCTGCCATAAGGCCGTGTTCAACGGCCAAACCGCCCAGCCCCTTGTTGAAGGTGCTGAGCGCTCTGCCTGCCAAAATGAACAAGATGACAACCATCGCCAGGTGGCTGGCGATGGTCAGGCTATTCTGCTCAAGGCCCATTCACGCTGTCCTTTCGCAGGGTCCGGGCGAAATCCTTCAGCGTGTGGCCCCCCATGTAGAGCGCCATAAACAGACCGGTCAGCGACAGCAGCATCGTCATATCGATCTGCGGCACCGCCCATTTCATGATGGCGTTGATCATGTGGACGGCCACGATGTTCCAGAACCAGAGGAACATCAGGAAATACATCCAGAGCGGCCGCCATGCGCTGAACCAGCGCGGACCTTGGGTCTCCAGCGTGAGCAGGGCAAATTGCTTTTCAACGCCACTGGCATAGAGCGCGATCATCTCCGGTGCCATGGCTTCGACCTGTTCAATCGCTTCATGGATCAGGTCGGGGTCAGTCTCCGCAACCGCTTCCAGTTTGCTGACCGGCACCCCGGCCCGCTTGGCAATCTGGTCGACAACATCCATGACAAGCCCTGTGGGGCCGTTGCCGATCTTGCCCGAGAGGATCTGGCGCACCAGGGGCGCGCCCACATTCATTGCGGCGGCAATCAATGCTGCTGACATATCAAAGCTCCCTCAGCCATTTTGCGATTTCCGGATTGGACGCCTCGATCATGGCCGCAATTGCATCGCGGTAGGTCCATGCCACCCAGATCAGCCAGGCAACACCACCTCCCGCGCCCAGGGCTGAGGGGTCCACGGGCAGTGCGTCGATGGCAGGCACCGCCGCACCGGCCGCAGTGCCACCGGCGGTGGCGGCACCGGCAGTGGCCGCTTTGCGTTTCGCGTCCCGCATGCGCTGGACTGTCGAAAGCGTTGCCCGGCCAATCAAACCATCGACGGTCAGTCCATGCTTGCCCTGGAAAGCGCGAACCGCCGCTTCAGCAATGCCATCCGAGCGGCTGCCGGGATCAAAACCAAGCGCAGAAAAGTCGGCGCGCAGATCCGCGATCTCCTGTGCAGACATGCTCACCACGATTCTTGCCGAGCCACCTTTCGAAACCGGCAGTTGGCCACCATAGGTGCCAAAGCGCATCACTTCGTATTCCTCCGCGCGGCGACGCGTCAGCCCCTTGAGGACACGGCCACCTGCCTTGTTCCAGAGACCGAGGCGGCGCTTGACCTCTGACCAGTTGCCGGAACGCCAGGACTTGACCCAGCTGGCGCGCTTGATTGCGCCGGTGTTGAAATGAAAGCTGACCGCACCATCGAAATCATTCTGCGAAGCGCCGGGCATTTCGTCGTTGACGGTTGGCTCATAATTCCGGTGCAGGGCTTCTGCCAACAGGCTGGACGCTTCGGATGGCGTAAGTTGCATACCGCCCTTGGGAGAAACGACGCCGGATGCCTTGGTCAGGCCCGCGCCAATGGTCCAGATGCCCACCGGATCGCGGTAGGCCTTGAGTACGACGCCTTCGTGGCGCTCGAGGAATGCGATGCCCTCAGAGCTGGTCTTCAATTGAATTGCTGACATGAAAAAACCTCTGGCTGGCTGAACGTTGCCAGAGGCATGCGGGATAGGTGCTGACCAGTTTAGCGGACATACGTCCGGGCCGATCACTCACCGTCAGAAAACATGTCCAGTTGATTGGGGTCGCTTTTGCCGCCCGCGTTGGCAACACGCCGAACATGGCGCTGAGAAATGCCGAGCGTCCGCGCAATCTCAGATCGATCAAGACCCGCCTTTTCCAGCTTCATGATCGCGCGTTGCGTGGTTTTTCCACGCGCATGTGGAATATAGATGGTCGCGCCTGTCAAGAAGTGGCTGACTTCGCGGCCTGTCTCTTGGCCCAGGGCCTGCACCAGTGGGTGATCGTCAGGCGGGTTTCTGGGAAACTGAACATCAAGCCCGCCAAAGTGCTCCATCAGCAGAAAAACGACCTGCAGACCGAAAGTCTCAGCCACATCCACCAAGGACTGAGGGACGCCTTCCAGGGAAACAGGCAGCTGATCACTCATTGTTCGAGGTTCCCATCAAACTTGTCAGCCTGGTTGCCCCAGACGTCGTATCCTGCCCAGGCCTCGCGCGCGAAGATCTCTGCCAGATGGCCTTTGGGATGCAGACGTTCGATCATCTCCCGCATTTGAAGGGGCTTGCGCGAATGCTCCTGTCGCAGGCTGTCGATGAGATCTGGAACCTCTGTCTCGATAATCACGTTGCGCTCGGAGCGGCTGGCAATCTCGGGCCGGTTGAGCTTGCCGACCAGGAAGGGTTCTGTGGCACTGCGCAGGACGTAGCCTGTTCCAAAAGCCGGAAGCCAGTTCCTGGTGCGCTTCAGCCAGGCACCACCCGTCACGTAAGTGAAACCCCACGCTCCAAGCACCTCCAGCGCCTGCGGCAAATGCGGCCATGTTGACCACATGAACAGATGACAATCAGGTGCCGCCAGCTGATCGACTGGCAGCGCCTTGATCGCGTCGAGAGGCATGGTGTCGTAGTGCGATTCCGGGCTCTTCTCGTATCCTTTGTCGGATCGCATGGCATAGGCCCATGGCGGATCGGCCAGGATCGCGGAATACTTCATGGGAATAAGCGGATCAAACGGCCATTCGGTCATGTCGCCTTGCCCCGCCGTTCCATGGCGCGCAGCGCATCGATGATAGGGCTGGCCTGCTCGTAGCTCAGCAGATCGGGGTCCGTCGCGACACCACCGCCGAGCTTGTTGCCACAGAAGGTGCGCAATGCCGCCCGAGACCCGTCATCGATGACGCCCAGCCCGTGACAGGATCTCCAAAGAGCATGGATCAGCCGGATATAGGGTTTCGTCGACGCAGGGTGCTTGCCCTTCGCACCGCCCTTGACCTTGAAGCCCAGGCGCTTGAACTCGGCGACCACGTCGCGTTTCTGCCGATCCGACATATCGCGCAAGGATGCTTTGCCGGTCACACGCTCCAGAACGGCCCGGTAATCATCTTCCTCCAGACGCAGCTCTTTCTTGGCGATGTTGATGATCGCGTTCGCGTTCATGGGAACAGCTCCCGCTCGATCTCGCGCACAAGTGGTTCCAGATATTGATGGTCCCACTCATCGCGGTTGGACTCGCTGGGCGTTAAGAAATAGCGCCCATCCTGGTCCGATCCGACTTCGAAACCTCTGTGGCGCAATGCTTCCATCAGCACCTCTTCGATCCGTTGTGCCCGGTCATAAACAGTCATGCTGGCTAGATCAGTCACGGGCGCACCTCGCACACTTGTCCGGACTGGCGGCTGAGGGGGTGAATTCCTTGTCGCACAATGCGCATTTGGTGCGGTTGTCCCGATTGACCGTCGCTTTCAGATAGCGCTGATGATTGGCCCATTTGGCCCGCAGGCTGCCCATGGTCGTACCCACGTCTGCAGCCACATCCGCGATCTTTTCGCCGTCCCTGATCCGTGCAAAGGCCGCATCCAGGTCGAATTTGATCTCTGCAACCGCGACAGGGCGCGGGGCTGAGACTGGCAACTGGGGGGTGCTGGCAGACCCTACCTTCTCGGCAGCCGGCTGCTTCTTGGACACTTCTGAACCGCCACGCACAGCCGCGAAGGCCTGTGTCGCCGGGGCCTTCTCAGGAGCAGGCGTAAGCACCTCAGGCCCGACTTTCTGCGGAAACAGCAGAAGGTTCAGCACCTTAAGCGCGACGTCCCGGTCGTGGAATGTGCCAACCACCTCTGGTTCCACCCGTATGAGATCGACACCGCCGGTTTCGTTGTCCTTCAGCGAATATTCCATCCGTCTTCCTCCGGTTGCTCATCAGTACGAGGCCACCACGCCCCGCAGACCGGCCCACCGGGCCGGTTTCGCAAAGGATGCGATCAGCCCTTCATTGCCTTTGCCGCCTTGAAGGCCAGTGTGCTGCTGGCAGCAATCTCGATGGACTCGCCGGTGCTGGGGTTCCGCCCGGTGCGCGCGGCCCGTTCGCGGCGCTCGAAGGTGCCGAAACCTTTCAGGCCCACCTTGTTGCCTTCGGTCGTGTGCAGGTCGATCTGTTCGATCAGCTTGTCCACGACAGCGGTCACGTCTGATTGGGCAAAACCCGTGCCTTCTGAGATTTCCTTGATAATTTGCGTTTTGGTAATCGTGCTCATGTCATTTTCTCCAGAGCTGTTGCTGGCCGCATGTCGCGTACCAGTTGGGTTCCATCTGCGGGGAGCCGCAGATGGCCGAGCGACGCCAGATGGCGCGCACGTTCGAGCCAGAGGTCACGGGCAGCGCGCCACGCCGTGTCCTTGGGCAATTCGTGAATTAGGTAGACCGCGCGCTCGAAAGCGTCTTCGTCCGGCGTCCCATGGCAGACAGGCTCAGTCCCGAAGAACACGAACCTCTCGGCTGCGAGAGCGATATTGTCTGCGACGGTCAGCTCTCCGAAATCCGCAACCTCATCAAGCGCCCATGCAAAACCGATAAGGTCATCAATTTCGGCCTTGGCCTGGTCGAGGGCAATTGGAACAGCGAATTTCGATGGGTATTCACATGCCCGAGCGACGAAATCCACACTCGGCCTGGAAAAGTCGCCCAGCAGGAATTCATGCGCATCGTGCAGCAGGCCCCAAGCCTCAAGCCCTGGCGGGCAGATGTGCGACACCAGTATGGAATGTGACGCCACTGACCAGGGCACCGGAGTGCACCCGTTAAAGCGGTTGGTTTTAGCCAGACTGTCGGCGATCTTGTCTGCTGTCAGGTCACATTCGCGCAGGTTCATCAAGTCGATCAGGCCGTCGATGGTCATAAATGGAATGTCCATCACTGCTGCTCTCTTTCGTTAGAAAGAGCTTCCTCAGCCTTGGCGCGACCTTCATTGTAATTCGCCGTCAGGCAAGCGGCGATATCACTGGGCTCAACTTCAACCTCTTCTGCAAACCTGCCGTAGTACCCGGCGTATTGAGCCAAGATCGCGAATGCCTCCAATGAGTTCCGATCCTGCACGAAATCGATTATCGCTTCGTCAAGAACGATAATCAGTTCGCGGTGTCTGGACGTGATTTTCTCGAACGTTGCGTCGTAGGTCATTTTGGCCCCCTCACAACTTCGCGAAGTCGAGCGAGATCGTCTCGAGTTTGCCGCTCAAAGGGTTCTCTTCATAGAAGCGCGCATAGGACGCGGTACTCTTGACCTTGACCGCGTCGGCAATGGCCTCCATCGCCCTTTCCCAATTCGGGTCGACCTCGCCGGTATCGCTCTTCATGTTCACGCCGCGCAGGCCCAGTACGCGGCCGGTGTCGATGGACCCTTCTTTGTTGACCTGGAAGGCATGTTCGACCAGCGCACGAATGTTCTGGTTCCCACCTTCAGACCATTCTTCGATGCACTCATCGATCAGCGACTTCGCAGCCTCGAGCTCCGGCCCGAAATGGATCTGCTCTTGAACGGAAATCTTCACCGCCTGCTTCCCATCATAGGAGCCGATTGTGATGTTCCCCTTCTGGCCACCAACCTTGGCATTGTACTTCTCCATGATCAGCGCCTTTGCGGCGAAAACTTCAGAGAAGGTCAGCTCCTTCAACTCGGCCATAAGCGCCTGCACCTCCTTGGCCTTTGCGACCATGCGCACCGCAACTTCGTGCTTCATGATGTCTTCGGGCTTCACCAGGTCGATAGGGACATGATGCCCCTGGCTGTTGATCATCATTTCTTTGGGTTGTTCGCTCATTTTGTCGTTCCTTCTGGTTTTGAGATTGGGTTTTGGGGACAGGCGCGGCAGGCCATGAACTGGCTCATGCGCTCCGGGTTGTTGGTGGACATCGGACGGCCAGCATGATGACGGCATGTTTCAAGGCTGATGCCTTTCCGCAGGTGCGGGCAGTGCAACTGGTCCTTCAGAAGAGCCAGCACCTTTGCAGCGTACTTGTTGCCGACCTTGTCCAGACGCGCGGGATAGGTGTCATTCACCAGCAGGGACAGCGACGGACGGGGCATCCCGATCCGTGCGGCGACCGAGCTGACGGATTGGCCGTCCTTGGCCACCTCGATCTTGAGAAGCGCCAGCCATTCCGGATCGGCACCGGTAATCATTGCTTCGGCTTGCATGGCAATTCCTCCCCTGTGTTCGGATCCAGCAACATCTGGCGCGCCTCGGAATAGACCGGTGCGGCGCGCCCGCTGTCCTTGACCAAACGGTACGTCTTGAACCCGTTCGATCCCGGTTTCGTCCCGGCCTGGCGGAAAGGAAGCTCTTCGATATAGCCCGCCCAAAGAAGATACCGGACATATCGCGCAAGATTGTTGTGCGGGTTCCGGTCTTCCGCAGTTGCGTCAATCAGAATGTCGGGCTGGGTGAACTGGCGACGGAATCGCATGGAACGCCAGGCGCGCTCACGGAACGTGTGCTTGACCACCCTGCGCGCGCCGCTGGCCTTTATCGGCCCCGAGGTGATGACAGCGCCATTGGCGGCGGCAGCGACACCAGCAGTGGTCAACCTGTAATAGCCTGCGCTCACAAGGCTCAACATTTCCCTGGTGCGCAACTGCGCCGCCGCGTCGGACACCTGACGTTTGGACCGTCTCATCTCCGTTGCCACGTCGGACAGAAAACGCGGCTTACCGTCTTTCAGGGCCTGCAACAGTTCGGTTGCGACAGTGCCTGGTGAGAGAGCCGACATCACACCAGCTCCGGGGCCATGATCGGATTGCCGGTGTCGCGGTCATAGGTGACAACCTGACCGGCCATGTCGGCCAACGTGACACCGCCCTCATCATAGTCGAGCCGAAGTCCCGCTCGCTCGACATGGGCAATCGCTTCAAGAAGTTCACGGTTGAACCCTTTCGACACCTTCCACATGAAATGGCTCAGATCTTCCGCAATCGGGACTTCGCAGCGCGCCTTGATGACTTTGCGCGCATCTTCCACGCTGGCTGGATGAAACCGCACCTTGCGAGGCGCGCGGCTCTCGATCTGGGGGAACCGCAGCAGATTCTCGCGCAGCCGCCCCATGCCGACAAGGACCGTCGGCATGAATTGAATGTCGGACAGATCCCGGATGGTCTCCATCACCTCACGGCGGGACGACACCTGGTCGCACTCATCGACCACCAGGCTGAACGTATGCCCGGCCTGTTCGGAGGCATGTGCGCGCTCCCGAAGCGCCTGCAGCAGCCGCTCATACCGCGCAAGCCGGGTACGCGGCGGCGTGATGTCCATTTCCTTCAACAGCGTGTCGATCAGAAAGCGGTAATCCCACCCCTGATTTGCCCGAAGGTAGATGCTCTGGGTCTGGGTAATGAAATGCGACATGCAGGTGGTCTTGCCCAGGCCGGGCGCGCCATCCACAACGATAATGCAGGCCTCATGGGCTCCACGATTGCTGACGTCGCGCAGCCGGTCATAAAACCTGGTGACGTTCTCTGTGTAGACAAACTTGGATATCATGGTAGTTTTCTCCTCGTGACCTCGGTTTTGTCAGGCGCGGCGCGGACGAGTTCTCTAAGCCGGTCCACGTCGATGCCTGACATTGCCAACCAGTTGCTGTCTTCCCTGTGATTCAGAAGATCTTTGATGCGCTTGACTTGGCGGGTTTGCAGTTCCTCGAAATGATCGAGAGCGAAGGCGCAGAATTCCTTGTCATTGCGGAATATCCTGCGTTGCGGGGATGCGGCGGGAACCATGTCCACTACATTGTCTGCCTTTGAAATCACGACCTCAGCGGCGGGTGCGACCGGCTCAAGCGGCACTTCGGGCCGGTGGTCCAGTTGTGCCGGATTGCCAAGCTCTTCGCGGATGGCGACGGCTTTGTCGTCCAGGCGACGCAACTGTCCCTTGGCACGGCGTTCTTCGGCAGCGCGTTGCGCGGTCAGCGGGATGTACCGTTCCTTGTTGCCGCTGAAATCGGCCTTGCAGATGAATGCGCCAGGCTCACCAGTGTCCTTGTCAATCTCGCGGACCCAAACAAAGCGCGCCTGCGTATCGTCGTAGCCCACCATGACCTTCTCGCCACTGAAACCGAAGAGCTCCTGATGGAAGAATTCGTTCCCGTTCCACTTGACCAACCCGCGATTGGCCACCCGCTCGACGTAGGGCCGGAACAGATCGTCTTTCAGGCTTTCCTCAACAGGGATTGCCTTAAAGCCAGCTTTGACGTGCGCCTCCCATGCCTCGTTGGGCGACATGTGCCGCCTGCGCCCGGAAACCGGGTCGGTAAACTTCGGAAGGGCAGAATGGGGCGCGGCGTTGTAATCTTCGACCGCTTTGGCTGCAGCCGCGAGAAAATCTTCCCACGTTGGCAACAGCCGCGATTGGCCGAATTCCTTGATATCGCTGCGGGTCTGTTTGTGAACCCGCCCCGCTGCTTCCTTGTCCATGTCCTTGCCCAGGTAGGTCGGAAACTTCTTTGCCAGTGGGTTCCAAACGGTCTTGTTAAACCGTTCGATGTTGCCCTTGGCCTGGGAGTTATAGGGCAGGGCATGCATCTTGGTGATCGACAGGCGGGCCATCAACCCGCTGGCATCATCGTCCATGACCTTGTTTTTGTACCCAGCACCCCGGTCAGTATAGAACATCGCCGGGATGCCATTGGCGACACAGGCGTTGCGCAGGGCCTCTGTAACCGCCACCGTGTTTTCTTTGCGCGACACCGCCCATCCGACACATTTACGCGTGGCAACATCCATGATGGATGTCATCTCCGGCTTCATGGGGCGCATCGTTTTCCAGTCAGCGACCTCTGCGTCCAGTGTCTTGCCGTCAGCCACATAGATCGTGGTCGGCAGAAACTGGTCATCCATGATCCGGGTGACATAGGCCATGCGGCTGCGCAGCGTCAGCAAGCCCTCGCGCCCCACGTTGCGCTCGATATCGTTCAACTTGTCCTTGAGGATGCGCCGCACCTGATCGTAGTTCAGGCGGCTTTTCGGATGGTTGGCGTTGTACTCCTTCAGCGCCTCTTTGATGTTCGGCTTCATCGGCATGGCATAGAATTTCAGGAAGGTCTTGAAGGCCTCCGGGATATCTTCTGCGACCTTGGTGCGATCCGGTGCCAGCGCTTCGACACCTTTTTCCTCACGCACTTTGTACCACTGATAGAGCGACGACCGGCCAATCTTGACCGTGTCTTTGGCGCGATCATTGGCGATGATCAGCTGCTCGGGCAAAAGACCGAAGCCGTCATTGGTGGTTTCCGCCGTCAGGCGCGGTACACGGTTGACCAGGGCCTGCTCGGCGATTGTCAGGGGAAGTTCAGCCAGGGCCTTGCCCTGTACCTCCTCGAAGGCAATCCATTCATCGACTGCGCGTAAAAACGCCGCAATCGCCTTGCCGCGCTTCGTGCCGTTCCGGATCTGGTAGTTGCTAATTGCCAGCAGCACCGCATTGCGGGCATCTCGCACCTTGGCCTGACGGGCCTTCAGAGAGAGGTTGGGCATCGCCATAACCTCTGCCTTGGCCGTTTCCGCAAGCATTGCCTGCTCCGCCATTTGGTGAACGATCCGGTCCCTGCGTCGGATCTCGGCCTGCATGTCTTCCGGCAGAATGGAGAAATTGTACTCCATTGCGCCGCCGCGTCCCGCACGTTTGCGTGAGAGGTTGGAGGGGTGGCTGCTCCATCTTTCGCGCTTTGCAAGGCGAATAACGGCGCTCTCGGTCTCCGGAAACCGCACCCGATCCCCCGCTTCCTTTGCGATCTCGGCCAATTCACGGGCTGTGAAGAACTGCTGTATCTTCATCTTCTGCTCAGCCCCCTTGGGTCGAGCCGATCCAGCCGGGCGTTCATCTCTTCGATGTGCTGACGCAACAACTGCGCCTCGATCAGTCGGGCATATTTGTCCTCGATGACGGTCAATCCGAACTCACCAGGCACAAAGCCGGTCAGTTCCATCGCTTGCGTCGCCTCGATCAGGGCTACAAAGGCATCGAGCGGAATTCGGTGGCCCTCTGCGGCCTCGGATGACCACTTGTTGAGCATATCGACCGAGACAGCGCGGCCCAGGTACTGCGACATGCGAACAGCCAACTGGTCGCGATCCAAGCCGCGCGCATGGCGGGCATCGCGCATGGCCCTGCCGATCAGCCGTGCGATCTTGTTGTCCATCGCACCACGCCCCATGACCTCCGGTTGATAACCGATGGAAACATTCGGCTCCCAGTCAAACAGGTCTTCGGTCAAGGGATCGCGATAGCGGCTCATGCCTTCAGAACCCCCTGCCGCTTAAGAGAAGCGATCACGCGCTCTTCATTCTCCAGCAGAAGCCGGTCGAAATCGGGGTCCGGCAACTTGCGCAGATTGACGTTCAGCGCCCTGAAGCGCTTGGCCGTGTCTTCTGGCACATGGCCTTTTGTGACCAGGGCCACAGCATCGGCAATTGAGTGATATTCCGGCTCGTCTGCCAGCAGGATGTTCAGCACTCGGTCCTGGATGCGCGGGATCTGGGCCGACAACAGCGCCAGGTCGGATTGCTTCCTGGCAAAGGGTGTGCCCTGCAACCGATACTGGCTTTCGGTCGTGAGGCCCGACCATATCTTGACCGCCATCTGTATCGACCGCTGACTCAAGCCGATCTGGTCGGCGGTCGCTTTTGCAAACCCGAACACCTGCGGTTCTTCGGCATCTGGATCAAAACGCAAACTTTGCGTTTTGATTTTCTCCGATTTCCGATCACCGCCTTTTTTAGTTTGGGGATAGGCCTCTTCATAGGCCTTCTTCAGCTCGTAAAGATGGTGGCAGCGGTCGAGCGCGTTCAGCTCGTGACGGCCAAGGTTCTCCATGACCTCTTCAATACGGGCTTCGGCATCGGTCGCAGCAGCTGAAAGAGTGCATCTGATGGTCGTCGCACCGTTGAGCATGGCCCCGGCATGCCGGTGCAGCCCGGATACCAGCACATATGCGCCATCATTGATTTTGCGGACGCTGATCGGGTTGATCTGCCCTTGGGCCTTCATCAGCGCGGCAAGACCCTCTGCCCAAACGGGGTCCAGGGCGCGGGTGCGGTCGTTGGGGATAACGATCTGCGTCAGCGGAAGGTCAAAGCTCGTTTGGTCGGTCATTCAGTCACCTGTAAGTTCTACTCTCACCACCCCGCATTCTAGGCGGGTGTGGGCTTGGCCCGCCCGGACCTGTGTCCGGTGATAAGCCCTCAATTCCTATGCAAGCTTGGCGTCACCGGGCGGGTATGCGGCCCACCCGGTGACTATCGACACTGAATTTGTGGAGAAAAACCCGATGTCGAATTCTGTAAAAACACGTTTCCTCAACGCTTTGGCTGGCTCTCTCGCCGCGTTCAGGCTGGCCCATGAAGGCCACCTGATACCCATCGGCGTTGCCACGCTGACGCTGCTGAAGCAGAATAAGCCGGTCACACGCGATGCGCTGATCGCAGAGATGAGAAACCAACCACCGGGCGACTTACGAGAGAGAGGCATTCGCCACCTCCTCGATACCATCCATGACGCCAGCGCATGAAAGTAGCGCGATGATCATGTATCCCGCTTCCCGGTCAGGAAGCGGGATGTCGGCGTCCACTTCGTCCATCAGAAGCTTGACCAGCGCGGCCGCTGTCAGATCGGGGCCATCGGGGGAAGGAAACCGCTCCCGGACCAGCCGCCCGAACATTTCGAAATCCCCGGCGCTGTCCGAAAGGCATTCAAACAGGAGAGAGACCAGTTTCGGCGTCAAGATCACAGCAAAGACCCCAACCAGAACACCGCCACCGCCCAGACCGTGATCACTGCAACTCCGAACCATTCGCTTTCCGGCATGTCCGCCACAACCTCGGCAAGGGAGCGCTGTTCATCCTCCACCTCGGCAACCGCTTCGGCCTCAAGGACTTCCATCAGTGCAGTCGCGCGCCAGTAGTCCAGGCAGTCGCCGCTCGTCATGAGGTAACGGCATGCCGCAAGGACGTCCTCGCGGCCAAACATGTCTGGGCGCAACACAACCTGGCGGGCCGCGCGCAGCGTCTCCGTAGAGGACAGGAAGTTCAGGACCTGCGCATTCATGATCGGTCACCCTGGGCAGCGATCTGATGATCGTGCTCCAGAAACCGCCCCATGCGCTGCAACCAGGTCGCATCGCGCTTCAACTCGCCGCACAGGCGGCGCGCCTCGTTGTCGTTCAGCGGAATGCCGGATTGCAGGTAGGCCATGGCCTCCTGAATATTGGCGGCGGCGCGCATGAACCGTGTCTCGGCGCGAGGGACGCCCTTGTCATTTTGACCGGGCGTCACTGACGAAACATCACTCATGCCACCGCCCTCTTGTCAGCAACATCCCGGCCTTTTTGACTATTCACCGGCGGGAACTTCTTGGTATCAAGAATGCGAGGGCCACCTTTGGGGTAGCGACTCGGCCACAGGTCTTCAGGCTTTTCGCCAATGAAGGCGGCAATGGCATCCTGCGCGGGGTAGTGCGTGATGTTCTTGACCTTGCCACAGGCCGTGCGGGGCAGATCGTTCCGCAGGGACAGTTCGGTAAGCGTCATGCCCTGACGATGGATTTCCGCCAGAATGGCGGGCCAGTCCATCTTCGGCTTCTGGACCGATGATTTGCTCATGGGGTTCTCCGGATTGGAGCGGGTGCTGGAACACCCGCTTCTTTTTGGTCGATTAGGTGTAATCGCGCCGCCGTCATTGGCGGTGCATAAGGAAGGTATAGCAGAGATTGTCTGCGCGTAAACAGATAATCCCTGTTTCGCACAGATTTTATCTGCTTTTGGATGAGCTATGGGTGGCCCTAAATTTGAAGAGTTTGGTGAAAGATTAACAAATGTCAGAAAATCAATGGGCTACAGCAGTCGTAAATCTCTGGCTCATGAACTTCGCATCCATCCAGAGACGCTGGGAGGCTACGAGCGCGGAGAGACCAAACCTGATTTCGAGTTCTTGGCAGACTATAAGCAGAGATTCTCGGTTGATCTGAATTGGCTGCTCACGGGCGAAGGCAACATGGTTTTGCCGTCACCTGAAGAGAACGATGGATCAGATGGTGGTATGGAATTTCATCTCCAGGTCAAAAACCGTGACATGATCGCTCTTCCGATGTTTGGCGGGGTACAGGCGTCGGCAGGCCCTGGGTCCGTGCACTCATCGGAAGAGATAACCAGCGCAATCGCCTTCGACCCCCAATACCTGCGCGATCTCGGTGCGAAACCCAACCAGTGCTCGGTGATCACCGCCCAGGGCGAAAGCATGACACCGACGATTCCTGATGGTGCGTTGCTTGTAGTCGATCACAGTCAGATTTCCGTCGAGCACGGTTGTATCTACGTCTTCAACGTTGCGGATCGGCTCGTGGTGAAACGCGCGCGATGGTCGATGGATCAAATCCTGACGTTGATCTCTGACAACCCATCACCAGACTATCCAGACGAACAGTTCAACGACGAACGCGCCTATCAACTTAATGTGGTCGGGCGCGTGGTTTTTCATGGGAGAAGAGCGTGATGGAGAAGCAGGAGGGTTACTGGGTTGATAACTGGGCCGACGGATTCGACGCGTTAGCTTGGGCGACAGAGGCGCTGGAACTCTATCCGAAAAAGACCAACATCACACCTGAGGTATTGGCGTGGTATGTTAAGGTTTCGATTACCGGTCGATATGTCCGAGTTGGCGAAACCGAAGGCTATGATCGAAAACAATTGGATCAGCTACGCAGCCAGATTGGCCGATGGGTTATGAGTGAGCGCCGAATTATGCAAATTCAAGATACGCTTTCTGAGCCAAGATGGTTCAAAGCTGTTGAGCTATCCGTTGAACATTCGCCTTGCCCGAAGGCGAAGCGAAGGGCTGGTAAACAGTTGGACCCGGCCAAATTGGAAAGATTGCCACTTAAAGGCTGTTGGCGCAGGTGTCTCTGCGATTATCGGCTAATGAATAAACACGAAGTAAACTCCGAGTAATGCCTAACTCTTCCCCTCAGCGCGTCGCGCCCGCCGGATCGCGCGCATGACGATCTTCCGCCGCTCCGCGCGCGTGTCCTTCAAGATCATTTCCTGACGCGCCGCGCGGGCATCCAGCACCGCAAGCCTTTGTTCTTCTTCGAATTTCAGAAAATCTGAATATCCACTGTGCAGCTTGTTGCGCTGCACCTGTCGCCCTGCCATTTCGCAATCTCCCTTTTTCTTATGAAATAACATACAGCGGACTTTGCTGCACCGAATTTCACGCACAGCCATTCTTAACAGATGCGAGTTGCGAATGTTCCGCCTATGTTCCGGCACATCAATCTCAGAACAATGGGGCAACCATGCAAAAGACCACAGCGCACAAGTCAACGCCAGCAGCGCCTTGGCAGGGCGGGAAACGCAACCTGGCAAAACGCGTCTGCGCCATCATCGACAGCCATGATCATCAGACCTATGTCGAACCTTTTGTCGGCATGGGCGGTATCTTCCTGCGCAGGCGGCGGCAGCCCAGGGCCGAGGTAATCAATGATTACAGCCGCGAAGTCGCAACTCTCTTTCGAATCCTGCAGCGTCACTATCCCCAGTTTCTGGAAACCCTCCGCTTCCAGCTGACCACCCGCGCCGAATTCGAACGCCTGGCGGGCACCGACCCCGACACACTGACGGATCTGGAACGCGCGGCCCGATTCCTCTACCTCCAGCGCACGGCGTTTGGAGGCAAGGTATCAGGTCGCAACTTTGGGGTGGCAAAGGATCGACCAGCGCGATTCAACCTGACTACCCTGGAGCCGATGCTGGAGGATCTGCACACCCGGCTCTCCGGCGTGGTGATCGAACGGCTGGACTGGCGGGATACTCTGCGGCGCTACGATGGCCCGCAGACCTTCTTCTATCTGGACCCACCCTATTGGGGTTGCGAAGACGACTACGGCAAGGCCATGTTCGCATCCTCCGATTTCGCGGCAATGGCCGGGCAGCTGGCGGGCATCGACGGCACCTTCCTGCTGTCGATCAATGATGTTCCCCAGATTCGCGCGGCCTTCGCTGACTTCCGTCTCACCCCGGTGCAGACCAGCTATACTATCAGCAAGGCAGCAACCTCGGCGTCGGAACTTCTGATCAGTAATTTTGAGGTGGTTTTGTAGAGCCGATCACCTGTTAGAGAATTGCCTTTTCGGGCAAATTCTAACGGATTCTCACGTCAGAGTTCGTTTTGTCCAGAAGCTAACGCTTTTCAGATTTTACAGCGCACAATCCGTGACTTAAGGAACTCTGACGCTTGGCTTTGAACTCTGACCGCGCGTCAGAGTTCAAACCGGACCTATTCCGCTCAATGGTGACGTTTGCGCGCCGAACTTGACCGCTCTGGCCCTGTCGTGCATCAAGGGGATGGGCGCAATTATCCTTGTTTCATTGGTCTTTCGGCGCTCTGCCTGCTGATGCACACATATGACGCCTCTCCGCGCGCCTTTCGGCACAACTTGCACGGTTTGCGCCCCATCATCCGCCATTTTATCTAGCTTTTGTCCACGACCGTTTTTCGGCAACTCTCTTTGCTGCGCGCTTTTTCCTTAGTGTTCACAGCAACTTGATGGATTCCGTCCAGAACATTGCTTTTGTCCAGAAGGTAGTACCCCCCTACATAATGCCGAAGCAGCTCTTTCGGGATGCGACGACTGAAGTAGAATACACCGTCTTTTACGAAGGTGAACGTGGGTGAAATGGTCTCCGACAT